GATTCCGCCTCCGCCACCAATGCAAATTACCTCGAAATGGGTGTATCCGAGTTCGAGATAATTCTCCGGATAGAAGTATTGATTGGTTTCTAAACGAAGTACCAGTGGGTCAGGGCGAATCAGGCTTCCTGCGAGCTCGATTCTCATGACTAACCGTCCAAATATACGATGTAAGGCACAAAGACGGTCGGCTGAACGTTCTCGTGAGCCCCGTTACCACCCGTACTGCTTGATGCCACCGATGTGGCTGGACCAACATGCTTATCCCGACCACCATCAACGCCTGCCGAATCTTGTGTGGATCCATACGTGGCATATGACGCCAATCCGCTGCCAGCAAGATGAGTATGTGCGGGCATTTCGGGAACCGTAAGGACGTGTGTTTCCTCTCCAGTTCTTGCGGCAATCGTGATCGCGACAGAACGAGTCATACGATTAGCACGACTACCGTCGCCAGGCATCTGATCCATACCAGAAGGTACCAGACCTCGGAGATCCGGAACTCGGAAGTTAGCTACACCAGGATCGCTTGCTCCGGCAAATGTACGCCATCCCGAAGCAATATGACCAGCGGCGATAGGATGTTCTGATACGACATAGACTGCCCCGTTTGCCCAAACCCAACGTCCGTAAGTTCCAATCGCAGGAAGATTTGTTCCCGACCACATCCGAACTTCACCCGGAATAGCACTGATTGCGGCTGGACCCGAAGGACCGGCAGGACCCGGAGGACCAAGAACAGGACCGGCATCGATTTCACTTCCATCGTGCTTAATGAGCCACAGATGACCATCGCCTCTTACTTCACCGTCGACGACCGATTCTGCTTCAATACCTAGCATTCTTTCTGCTGTAAGACCGGTAATAGTAGCCATTTCACCTCCTTAACTTGATCCGCCGACGTTCGTAGATGACACTTCATATGTATCTGGATTCAAATATGTGGCATCTGCACCATCGATTTGGAAAGTGGTATCGTCGATCATATCGATATATGTATTAGACTCGTCAATAGCAGTCCAACTACCATCTCCATGATCAATGATGATAAGCGCACCCAGATATCCAAAGATTTCGCCGATTTCTGTGATTGGCGGAAGACTAGGACCCACTTTATCCGTTCCATACAGCGTGGATTCCAGCAATCTCAAGACATCAGGAGGAGTTTTCCTTGAATCGATAGAAATGTGAACTGTCGGTCGAAGTTTCTGAATCTTTGGAGGTGTTCCTGTCAAAGTCCAGGAAAACTGGGTTGCTTCGGCCGTTTCTCTCAAGGTTTGGAAAGTAGCCGTATCAGGATTAGCAATAATATTATAAAGGATATGAATCTTGTATCCGTGATCCATCCCATCAATGTCATTGCCGACTTTCGTTCGGTATGACAAGTTGAAACTCTTCGAGGGTTGCTCGTAATAGTCCAATCCTGGGGCAACTTCGGCAATTCCGTTGACAGAATCGAACTCGTCGGGATAGGTATACGCCTTGAGCTTTCCCTGGAAGTCTCCTGGAGTAAGATTCTCTAGAAACTTCACACCCTCAAGATAAAACGACTTCAATTCTGAGTTTTCGGACTCTTCTACATCGATGAGCCCGTTCCAAGGAGCTACTGTGCCGTCTTGAAGATAGAGAACCCCACGATCGACACCCGTTTGATACACTCTCTCGCCGACTTCATCCCAAGTAAGAGTTGCCACGTCACCCCCTTTCTAACCTTTGCTTCCGAGCTGTGCTCTACGTTGAGCATTGAGTTCTCTGTTTCGGGCTGCGATTTCAGCGCGACTCATCTTCTTGGGTTTCGCTGACTTGACATTACAAACTCGAATCAACGTGAATAACCGATTGAGATGCCAGTGCTCACATTCGAATGGGATCTGAAACGTCACCATCCAGTAATAGATGAGTTCGGACGTGATCACTTCTCTACTTGGAGGAGCTCCAGGAGCTTCATTGAACCAAGTGGCACTCATCTTTGCGTCGATGTATTCGTTAATCGCGTTGATGTTCTGCTCAGAAAGCTTGAGATACACTTCGTCCGGCACATTTGGAGTCAATGTCATGGCCTTGATATAGCCGATGACTTCTTCGGTCGTCTTCTCGACCTTGCCTAGGAAAGGCTTTTCGTACTTTGACTCCCATTTTGACAGTGAGACTAGAGAATGCTCTAGATCCAAAGTCACGTCGTCAACGGTGATGAACTCTTGTGACTTTTCGTCGAACATTTCGACGCCCGGAACAATAATGGTAAGCATTCCCTAGTCTCCTGTCTAAGCAAATCATGATCCTTGGGGCTCAGGGCCCACCAAACAGCGCGATAACTGCGTCCGGCGTCGGAAGAGCAGCCTCGGTTGCACCATTGCCATACAGCAGATTCTCGAGTGCTGTAAGATCCGCCGCATCCACCACAGTCGAGTCGACCACGATCAGCGAAGTCGGCTTGTAGTCCGTCACCGGCACTGGAGTCGTCGTGACCTCCCAGCTGAACGCGATTGCCTCCGGTGAATCGTTGATCGTCGCATAGGCCTTCTCCGACGGAGCAGCCTGGCAGCCATAGACCAGATGCAGCTTGTAGCCATGATCCGTTCCGTCGACGTCGTTACCGACTCGAGTCCTATAGCTCAGACCGAACATCTTCCGACCCTGCTGTCCGACGATCACACCCTCGGCTGGCATGGCGCTACCGTCACACGGACCGAATTCATCCGGATAGGTGAACGCCTCGATGGTGCAACCGAACTCTTCAGCAGAGATCAGGTTCAGGTACTTGATGTTGTCAGCGTACTGTGCATTAGGTTCAGCACCGGACGGCGACTCGGTGACAGTCGTGAGACCATTCCAAGCAACACCGAGATCGTAGACACCGGTTTCGTTCGGGAGATAGAGAACTCCATGATCTACACCGGTCTCATATACTCTTTCGCCGACCTGGTCCCAAGTCAAAGGGGCCATTGTCTTCCTTTCCCTTAGAAGTACACGCTATACACGTCGTGATTTAGATTATCCGCCGTATAGAACCGATTGAATAGACTCATCGGCATTGCCGCCACTTTTCTTGGGATGTCACTATCAGGATTTGGGTCAATCACCGTAATCATGTACCTTGGAATGTGATCATACGGCTTGTCATCGGCAAATTTCGTATGTGCAAAGTCACGTTTATAGATAATGCAAGGATATTGTAACTTGACATTAGTTGGTGGCTGAAAATAGACGTGTTCGGTAAACGTTTCAAGGAGTTGGTGCAGCTGCAGGCGTGCGGCCATTGTACACCTCCCCCAATCTTAGAATGAGACGGGGACTCTGCACTTCGACACTTGTAACTGTCCACAAAGTCCCCGCCCATTCCACATACCGAATGGCAAAGAAGTGTTCATTTGCATACGCATCGGCCACAATGCTGATAGAATTTTGAACGCTAAGATCAAAGTTGAGATTTTCGCCCTCTCGAAGATTTCGAGCATTCCGGATAACATCTCCGAAATATGAACGCTCAACAATCTGATCTTCCCACACGCCTGGCGTAGTTTCTACTGACTCACCGTAACCAACACGACCAGAGAACCTCGCCATGAATGACCTACTTTCCGATCAAGCAGAGGCCGTGTTCTTGAACTTCCACTCGTCTTCCTGGTTCGTGGTGAAGTAGTAGCCGGACTTCGGAACTGCCATGACAGTCACCGTCTCGCCCGGATCGACGTCAACAGTACCCGTCACGTTGGAACCATCGACCTGGTAGTCGACACCAGTCGTGGTCGGAATCGTGACAGTCTCACCGTCGAAGGTCGGAGCTGCAGGAGTAGCGACCGACGAACCGCTCGGAGCGCGCCTGATCACCAGAGCCGACCGCATCTTCGTCAGTGCACCCGAGAGGCGGGTCTCGTACAGGTACTTGTACTGGTTGTAGTCGATGTCGAAGTCGTCGAAGAAATTGACATCGCCACCCTTATCGGTACCCAGCGTGTAGTCCTTCAGATTCACGATGATACCGACGAGGTCCTCTTCCCGCTCCATCGTCTCGACAGTCACGATGGCTGAAACACCGATCTCAGAAGCGAGCTCGGCCGGGCTCTTCCACAGGCGATGATTGAACTGATCGCGCGTGAGGAGCAACTGGGTCAGGGTCGGAAGAGTAGTGTAGAACACGGGGGAACCCGAACCCTTGTAGTAGCCCATAGCCGAGACGATTCCGTCGACAGTCTCGACTGAATTTGCACCGTCATCGACCGTAACGGTTGCCGCATAGAGATCGTGATCATGGAGGATCGAGCGGATACCC